GCCTTTCGTCTCTCTAGAACCGATCGAGACCGAAACGGACGGGATCGAGCGGCCGCATGATTATTCGTCCGGGGTCGTGTCGATCGCTCCGAGATTGGCGACTCCGGCTTGGGGGTCGGAGAGTTTCGGCCCCGCGATCGGCCGTTGGGCCGAGTCCAACCTCGGTCTCCGGATGATGCCGTGGCAAGAGCAGACGTTACGGTCGGCGTGGGAGTACAAGGTCGGCGACGACGGTATCCCCGACCTCCTCCACCGGACCTCGACGTGTTCGGTCGCCCGTCAAAATGGAAAGAGTACGTGCCTCCGAGCCGAGATCGGTTGGGCTCTCTTGGAATGGCCGCTACACCGGGGCGAACCGGTGACGGTGATCTCGACGGCCCATAACCTGAACCTCGCCGAGAGCGTGTTTAAGGACCTCGCCCCGATCTTGGAGGAGAGGTACGGGGCCGAGTCCTATTGGTCGTCGGGCCGAATGTCGATCACGCTCCCGAACGGGTCTCGGTGGCTCGTCCAATCCCCGCGCCCCGGCTCGTTTCACGGGTACTCGCCCCATCTAGTGATCGCCGACGAGATATGGGGCATTAAAGAGGAAATCATCATGGACGGCGCGGTCCCCTCCCAACGCGCCCGCCGGTCCCCGCTCCTCCGGATGTACTCGACCGCCGGAACGCTCGACTCAACATTCTTTATTCGCATCCGTGAACAAGCCCTCCGGGCGATCGCCACCGGCCGCCCCTCCCCGGTCGACTACCTCGAATGGAGCCCGACGCCGGACGCGAACGTCCACGCGCTCGAGACGATCAGGCAAGCGAACCCGGCGGTCGGGTTCACGATCACCGACGACACGCTCCTAGAGGAGGCCCGCGACCCCGCCGACCGGACGGCATGGCTCCGAGGCTCCCTGAATATGTGGGTCGCGACCGCGCACGGATGGCTAGACCCCGGATTTTGGCCGCGTCAACAATGGCACGGCGACGACCCGCCACGACCTACCGTGCTCGCCGTCGAGGTGGACGGCGACGGGTCCCTCTACGGAGGCGTATTCGGAACCCAACTACCCGACGGGACCGTCTACGTGTCGACCGCGTTCGTCGCATCGAGCGCGGACCAATGTTGGGAGGAGGTGGCCCGCGTCATCCCGCCCGGATGCCAACTCATCTACGGCGCATCCCTCGGCCTCTCGGTCCCCTCGACATATCGCGGCCGATCGAAAGACGCCGGATGGGGCGAGGTCGCCAAATACACGGCTCCGGTCCGGTCGATGATTATGGAGGGCCGACTATGGCACGACGGAAACCCGATGCTCTCCGAACACGTCTCACGGTCCGTCGCCACTAAGGCTCGGAACGGCTCTCTCACGTTGTCGACCGGACAGTCGCCCGGATGTATCATCCTGACTCGCGCCATGGTTTGGGCGGCGGCCCATTGTGCGCAAGGGAAACGGGCGACTCGACCGGCGATCTACACGACCCGAAATCGTTAACTCATTCTCTCTCGTTCTATTCGTAGACGATCGGCCGGAACCGTGAGAGACTCCGACCCGTGGGCCTCTTTCGCCGATCCGTAACCGCGTCCGTGAGTCCTTGTGCTCCGGCGTCTCTTGCGATCGGTGGAAACGGCTTGGTTTCGGCGAATGTCGGATTCGGTCGAGCCCGAGCCATGGCCCTACCCACGATCAAACGAGCCCGCGACATTAACGCATCCCTAATCGGGTCGCTACCTATTCGCCGGTTCGGTACACAATGGAACGGCGAATACCTAGAAGAAATCCCGCTCCCTCCGGAGCCATGGCAGTTCCGGCCCGACCCCAAGACGACCCGCGCCCACACGCTCTCTTGGACGTTCGACGATATGCTTTTTTACGGCGTGGCCTACTGGCGAGTCACCCGCCGCTATAAAGAGGATTTCCGACCGGCCGAGTTCGAGTGGATGCCCGCCGAGTACGTTTCTCTCGTCTCCCCCCTGATGGACGGAAACGTACCGATCGGCGGCATTACCTCGATCACGTTTAACGGGTTGCCCATCCCGGCCGACGACGTCGTGATCTTCTACTCGCCGACCGACCCGCTATTGGAGGCCGGAGCCCGCGCTATCCGTATCGCCGAGAAACTCGACGCGGCCGCGGAACGGTTCGCGTGTACCGAACTCCCCGCCGGGTATCTTCGAGTCACCGGAGGCGAACCGCCGGACCCCGAGTTTCTACAGGCTCTCGGCGAAACATGGTCGGACGCCCGACGCACGAACACGACCGCCGTACTGTCCGAAAACCTCGAATACGTGCCTACGAACGTCGACGCGTCATCGTTACAACTCACCGAGGGACGGCAACACGCGGCACTCGATCTTTCGCGAGCGGCCATGGTTCCCGCCTACCTCGTCGGAGCCCCAACGTCATCCGGGATGACGTACAACAACGCGCAAGACGCGACCCGGTCGGCGGTCCTATTCGGAGCCCTCGGATTTATCGAGGTGATCGAGCAGACCCTCTCATCCGATCGCATCACGCCCCGCGGGCAGATAATCCGACTCGACCGGTCGGCGTGGGTGAATAACCCGCTCGACAACAACACCGAGACGCCCGCCGAAACCCCGCAGGAGTCCAACGTATGAAACTCGACCTCGGAGCCCGATTCGATTGGGTTAAGGCCGCCGACGGCGAACCGCCGTCCCGTCTCATCTCCGGCCTCGCCGTCCCGTGGGACGTCGTCGGCTACGCATCCACCGGACCGGTCCGGTTCGAGCGCGGCTCCATCCCAACCGACGGCCCCGCACCAAAACTCCTCCGAGACCACGACGTGACCCGCCCTATCGGCATCGTGTCCGCGATCGAGGACTCCGAGGACGGGCTCTTATTCGACGCCCGCATCTCCGAGGTTCCCGAGGGCGATATCGCCCTCCGATTGGCCCTCGACGGCGTGCTCGACGCCGTATCGGTCGGCGTGGACGTCGAAAAATTCACCTATGACGGCGACGTATTGGTCGTTAAGGCCGGACGGATGCGCGAACTCTCGCTACTCCCGTTCGGAGCGTTCGAGGAGGCACGGGTCGCCAACGTCGCGGCCTCCGAGGTAGAGGAGGAGGCCACCGAGGCCGAACCCGACGCCGAACCCGAAACCGAAACCCAACCCAACCCCGAATCCGAGGAGGATAAGGAAATGTCCGAAACCAATATGGCCGTCGAGGCCACGATCGCGACCGCGCCCTTGGCCGTGGCCGCTACCCGCAAGATCACCGCGGCCGAATACATCTCGGCCGTTGTCCGTAAGGACATGGCGACCGTTCGCGCCGCGCAGGGCGACTCGGCCGACATCCCCGGTCTGCTCCCAATCCCGGTCGCCCAACCGTTGTACGACGGTCTCGCGGCCTACCGTCCCGTCATCTCGGCGGTCGGAACCCGTGCGATGCCCGGAGCGGGTAAGCAGTTCATCCGTCCGGTCGTGACCCAACGCCCGACGGTGGCCGTCCACTCGGCCGAGGGCGCGGCCCTCTCATCGCAGGCTCTCGTCATCGACGACGTGACACTCACCAAGGCCCTGTATGGCGGCTTCATCCGCGAGTCCGAGGAGGCCATCGATTGGGCCGACGGAAACATGGTCGCCCTCTACATCGAGCAACTCGGCAAGGCATACGCACGCGCCACCGAGGCCGCCGTCTGTGGAGTGTTGGAGACCGGAGCCACCAACACGACCCCGATTGGCGATTGGACGTCGGCGACCGACGTTCTCGGAGGCATCTACACCGCGGCCGGTGACATCCTGACCGCGTCCGGCGTGAACCCGACGCACATTTTCGCGGGCGTGAACAAGTACAAGGCGTTGGCGACGTTGGAGTCGACCGGCGGCGATTTCTTGTTCCCGAGTCTGAATCCGTCGTCGGCGTTCGGTTCGTTGTCGGCCAACTCCCGCGAGGGTTCGCCCGCCGGACTCACGCTCGTCGTGTCAAACGCGCTCGACCCCGATACTCTGATCGTCGGAACCGGCGACGGTTTGGAGGTGTTCGAGAGCGTCAAGGGCAGTATTCAGGTGAATCTGCCCGCGACCGCGGAAATCGAATTGGCGTGGCGCGGCTACATGGTTTCCCATGTGATCGACGCCGACAAGTTCGTCGCCCTCGTCGACGCGCCCTGATCGAGTCGGCCGGGTTAACGTATGGCACTCCTTAAGCACGTGACGCACGCGGTAGCGGTAGCGGGTGTCCATACGTTGACCCTCGACGACGTCACCGGCCTAGTGGTCGGCTATAACCTCCGGGTCTCCGGAGTGTTAGCAGACGGAACCTACAACGGGACGCACGCGATAACGGCGATCGACACCGACGACCGGACGGTCTCGTACGTGACCGGGAACCACACGCACGCCGGAGTCGACACGATCGGCCAAGCGGACGTCCCGGTCACGTGGGCCGATACCGAGGCCGTCGAGTTATTCATCGGGAACGCGGGCGACGTCGATTGGCTCGACCTCTGTACGATCGCCGCTAATGAATGGTGTTACGACCGTCGCAAATCGGCCTCGTATGACGATTATCCGCACGTTTCACCAACTCCACGCGCCACCGAGGCGGTCTGCCTTTATGCGGGAGCCCTATACCGTGAACGCGGGTCCGTCGAGTCGTTCTCGTCGTTCATGGAAAACCCGATCACCCCGCCGGTCGGCACACTCGGACGGATTAAACAACTCCTCGGCATCGAGCGTCCGGCGGTCGCGTAATGGGAGCGATCACCGACGCGGCCGACCTACTAGAAACGGCCCTCGACGACGCCGGAATCGTCGTAGTACGCGACCCCGCGAACCTCGACCCGCCATGCGCTCTAATCGGACTCCCCGATTTTACGGCCCCCAACTCTAAGGCCGTAAATATCACATTCCCGGTCCGATTGGTAAACCTCCCGCCAAACAACCTCGCGTCGAACGTAACGCTATTGGACATGGCCGACACGATCGCATCCCTACCCGGCGTCCTCGTCGACTCCGGCACGCCGTCCACTATGGAGGTCGGCGAACATTCCCTACCCGCATATAACCTAACCGTCGTAATGACGGTCCTACGATAGAAAGAGAAACCCCATGGCTACCGCAATCGCCACCGGAAAAGTTATTACCGTCACGATCGACGGCGACGACTACTCCGAGCAGATCAACTCGGCAACCGTTGTCGCGAATAACAACTCGATCACGGTACAGACCCTCTCCGGTCCCGCCTCAATCCAACTCCCGTCCTCGTACGAACTTCAGTTGACCGCCTATCAAGATTGGGGCAAAGTCGGCTCGTTCTCCGAGGCATTGTGGGCCGCGGCCCTCGCCGGCTCGAACGTCTCGTTCGTTATGGACGTCGGAACCAAGACCCTGTCGGGCAATTTGGTTCCCATGTTCCCCGATGCGGGCGGTTCGGCCGACGGCGTGTTGGAGTTCTCAATTACGCTCCCGATCGACGGCGTCCCGACCCTCGCCTAATGGCGAGCGGTTGGGATAACACCCGGATATCTGTATTTGCGTCCCGGCTCGTTAAAGAACTCTCTTTCGAAAACCGGGAGCAATCGGACCGGTTCGCTATCGCGATCGCCCGACCATTAAAGGCCGAGGCGTTAAAAGCCGCTAAATACGCGTTCGGCGACGACCTTAAACCCTTTAAGAATAAAGGGGTAAAGGCTCGGGCCTATGACGTGATCGAGTACGACCCGCGAGGCGGGGCGAGCGTCGGTAACCGGTTTATTCTGAACATCTACCTAAGGCCCGCCGAGATATGGGCTATCGGTGAATGGGGAACCGCCGACCACCTCGTCGGTCTCCCTCGGAACTACCCGTCGGGCCGTCGCACCTCCTCCAACCGGACGCCGTTCGGGCAACTCGTCCAAACGGCCGCCCGAGTCAAAAAACAAGATAAAGCGAAAAAGGATAAACCCGTGTTCCTAAAAGCCGAGGGCTATAAGCATCCGGTACGCGGCCCGATCGTCGTTCGAGGCGTCGAGGCTAAAGGAACGATCCGCTACGCGTTTAAGTTGGTAAACGAGGCTAAGGGCGAGATCGTTTACCGTGAATGGGTAAAGTTCCTCGGTAAGGCCGTGGAGAGGGCGCAAAATGGCTCGTGACCCTAACATAAAACTAGGAGTCGACACGTCGGACGCCGTCCGTAACCTCGGCAACCTAGAGGAGTCGGCGGTCGACGCCGAAAACAAGGTCGAGAAACTCGACGGCCAAACGATCTCGATCGACGCCGACAAAACGAACAAGGCTCTAGCCGAGGTCTCCGACAAACTCGACAAGGCATCAAACTCGGCCAAGAGTGCAGGGCGCGAGGGTATCCCGGTCTCGACGTCCGCTTTTACGGATTTAACCGAGGGTATCGGCGGCCCCGCATCCGGGGCGATCGGTTCCGCGTTTAAATTCGGCGAAACCATCGAGGGCATCGGCGACCTCGTCGAGGGATTCGGCGCGGAACTCGGATTATCCGAGGAACAAATCGGAAACCTAACCCGCGGACTCGGAACCGCACTCGGCGTTCTCGGCGCGGTCGGTGTCGCGTTCACGGTCGGAAAGGCCGCCTTTGACCTATTCACCTCCGGAACCAAAAAGGCGGCCGAGGAACAAAAGAAATTTAAGGACGCCGTCGACGCATCCGAAAAATCGTTGCGCGGAGTAGCCGAGGCATTGGCCGCAGGCGAAAAGGCGAAAGCCTTTCGCGACATTATTAAAGACCTAGAGCCCGATTTACAGAAGATCGCCGACACCGGGCTAGACGCCGCCGACGCAATCCTAGAAATCGCCGGGGCCGGTAAACCGTTTACCGACGCGGCCGCGAAACGGATTAAAGCCCTTAAGGACGAAATCAAATACCAAAACGAGCAGATAGAAAACTCTATGGAGGGTTATACCGAGGACGGTAAAACCCTTAAGCAAACGTGGGACATAATCCACGCGAAAGAGGACGAGGTCGACGCCCTTAAGGATGCGGCCGAGGCGATCGAGATTCGCGCCCGAGGCGTCGCCGGAGCCACCGAAATTGACAGGCTCGCAACCGAGGCACTAAAGCGGTTTGAGATCGCCTCCGACGACGTCACAAAACAACTAAACGACCAAGTAGAGGCCACCTACGACGCAATCGGGGCGACCCGCGATTTCGAGTCGACGCTAGACGGCGTCGAGCAGGCCGTGAACGACTACCGCGACGTCATCGCCGAAACGCCGGACGACTTGGAGGCCGTCGACGACGCGGCCCGAGATACCGCCGACGCGGTAATCGGCATGGCCGAGAATTTCGGCAAACTAGAGGGCGCGGCGCGCGGCACGGAGGATTGGAAAAACCGGACGACCGCCGCTATCGGATTCGTCGCCGGGAGCCTCGCCCCTGACGATCCGCTCCGTAAACGCCTGGACGACTACATCGCCCAAATCGCAAAGGTTCCGACCATTGTCGACACAAGGTTCACAAACTCGACGACCCCGATTCCGTCTGCGCCCGGTAAGGCTCCGAGCCCGTCGTCCAATCAACAACTATTCGGCGGGAACACGACCGTAAACGTGACGGTCACCTCAGCCGACCCTACCGCCGTCGTGAACGCGATCCGGAAATGGGTTCGCCAAAACGGGAAACTAGACCTCGGATTCTGACATGGGCTACACGTGGACGGTCACTTGTAACGGAACGGACATTTCGGCCGATGTAATTTCGGCGCGATGGGAGTTCGGCCGCCAAAACTACATCGACGACTATTCCGCGAACTATTGCACCATTACGGTTCGGAACGACGGCGGCCAATTTAACCCGGGTTCGTTCCCGATCTCCTCGCCGATCGTTCTCACGCCGTCGGGAGGGTACGGCCCCTCTAAATTTTGGTTGCAAGCGATCGACTACAACGATGAAATAAAAGCGAAAGCAAGTACCGCCGAAATCCGGGCGATTGACGGTTTCGGACGGCTCGGACAAGTACCGATTTACGTGAAACCCGTGTCGGCCGGAACCACGACCTACGCTCGTACCGGCTCGATCGCCCAAATGTCCGACTATTTCACGACCTACCAACTCATCGGACAAGACCCCGGCGGGGTCGCATTTACGCCCCAAATTGGAAACCCCGCGTACTCTGGCGGCGATTCCGACGTCCTCTCCATGTCCAATAGCGGCACGGCCGATCAAACCCTTAGCCCGCCTCGTAAAATCCTCGATCTCATAAACGCGAACATCCGCACCGAGGGCGGCGTCATGGATTGCGCCGTCGGAACCCTCGTCCCGCGCTCCCGCTACAAAATGTCATATGCGGTAACAACTATCACCATTGGAAACGCGGCCTCGGCAACCGAACTCGTATGGGACGAATTCTCGCGCACCGGCTACGGCGGTAATTACTTTAATACCGTTACCACGCAATCAGAATTGACGACACTCGCCCCGCAAACCGCCCAACAGACGATCACCACGACCGGCGAAACCCAACTAAACCGGACGACCCGCGACACGACCGAGGCAAAAGAACTCGGACTCGCCCAATGGCTCTCGGCGACC